CAGGCTGCCGGCGGACCCGTTTTATAACCAGCATTTTTCGCGGGATGGCGGGGTTTACAAGGAGTTGCGGGTGTTAAGGCCGGGGGATTTGTCCGCCCAAACAGAGGGTTAGATGATCTAGGCTGGTGATAACGCTCGTTTTTGAAGCGTAAGGTTGTTGCTGGTTAGCTGCGGGCGAGGCGGCGGGCGGTCATGAGCAGGAGGCGGCGGTCTTCCGTGGAGCAGGCGCGGTAGAGGCGCATGAGGGCCAGTTCGTCGCCCAGGAGCGAGCCGGCTTCCCCCGAGACGAGATAACCCAAAGACGTATTCAGGACCTTTGCGATTCGTTCCATATTGTCGCGGACCTGGCCGGCGCGGTCCGTTTCCCATTGGGCGATGGCGGAGCGGGAGACATTCAGCTTCGCGGCGAATTCATCCTGGGTGAGGTTGGCGGCGAGGCGGAGCGCGCGGATGCGGGCACCGACGGATTCGACTTGGGTTTGTTTCTTTACGGCCATGAGATTGTCATATCACGGAGTCTTTCGCAGCACCATGTTAGTATTTCTTGACATAGATAGTTAGATATTCTAACATTTTTACATCAGTTGGGGAGGATGCGATGCCTTTGGCGAGGGAATGGACGCAGGCGGCGGACAGCGCGATTTGCGCGATGCGGGCGACGGGGTGCAGTTGGGCGCAGATTGGCCAGAGCCTGGGCCTGTCCCGCAATACGGTGATCGAGCGAGGGCGGCGGTTGCAGGCGGCGGCACCGGTGCGGGCGCCGGCGGCGCGGGTGGAGCGGCTGGTGTCCGACGATCCGAATCGCGGGCCATTGCCGGCGGGGCATCCGCTGACCTGGGGATTGCTCACTGACGCCGAATATCCGGGGCGGGAGTGATGGCGGTGCAGATACGGGCTTTGGCGAATGGAGATGTTTTGGGCTCCGGCATGCGAAATGGCGGTGTGGCGCGCGTTGAGCGGCCGGCGGCGGTGATGGATAGGGCGGCGATTCTGTTGCGGTTGGAGGCGGCGGGGGCGACGTTGCTGGCGATGCCGTCCCGCGGGTATTCCACGCATATGCGGGCGATGCGGTTTGATATTGTTCATACCGCGTTGGAGGCTTACGGCTGGGAAGCGCCGGCGCTGCGGGCGCCGGCACCCACCGCCGCCGCGATTTCCGAGATGGATGTGGCGTTTGGGTGGTTGCGGCTGATCCCCGAGGGGTCTTTTGTGTTGCGCCGGATTGTGGGGGCGCGGGCGCTGGTGCATCCGCTGACGGGGCGGCATTTATACAGCTGGCGGCGGTTGGCGGCGTTGCTGGGGGCGGACCATAAATCCGTGCAGCGCTGGCATGAGGCCGGGCTTAGCGTGATTGAAAAGGCTTTAAGCGCTGCCTGACTGATCCGGCGACTCTATTGTGGATAACTGTGACATTTTTGCGCTTTTACGCTGGTCACAATGTTGTTACAAAATAATGTGGTTTTGTTCATGGGAGTTTGGGAGTGCTTGGCTGGCGCCGCCTTGGGATTGCTGTTTGCGTTCTGGCCTTGCATGGCCAGGCGGCGCGGGCGGCTGCCGGGCCGATTAGTGCCGCCGAGACCAGTGTACGGCTGGGGCTGACGGGCGGTTATGGCGCGTATGCTGAATCCGTGGCGCCGCAGGATACCGAGGGCGGCGGGTTGGTTGGCGGGTCTGTCAGCGCGAGCGCGCTGATGCCCTCGGCTTTTGGCAATTTCGGGCTGCCGGATTTGTACACCGATGCCGGGTATGATTTCAGCGCCGGGTTTTTGCGTTACCACGGCAATTTGCAGAATGCGGCCGGGACGCCTTATCAGGCCGACGACCATGCGTTTTATAACACGGCGATTGTGCGGCTGGGTCTTGGGCACCCGATAGGGGGGAGCGGCGAGCTGATCCCCTATGTCGCCGGCGGGTATCAGAACTGGTACAGGAATGTCGGCGGTCCGGATGGGGTGGGCGAGTTTTATCAGGCTGGTTTGATTGGCGGGGGCTTGCGGTTTGACGTGGCGCCGAACCCGCTTTTGGTGCTGAGCGCTTCGGCCGAGGGGTTTGCGGTGATTGGCGGGACGATCAGCGCGCCGTCCACGGATTTTTCGGGTGATTTTGGCACGAGCGCGGAAGAGCGTGTGGGGCTGGATGCGGATTACCGGCTGGACCATTCCTGGCACGCTTTTGCGGGATTGGGCGTGACGCATTATAATTATACGGGGTCCAAGGCCGGCGCGGCGGGGGCGTATGAGCCGTTGAGCTCGACATTGCAGGTGAATTCGATGTTCGGGGTGGCGTACGGATTCTGAGGCGAAAAACTTTTTCTAACGACGTGTTATTTTCTGCTTGCCCACATGCCCCAGTTTGATCTATAGATTTTTACATACTGGTTCACCTTGCGAACGGCGGGTAGTTCTTAAAATATATGACTTCCGAGGCAGGGTTTTTGAGCTTTGCCACGGCGGCATTGGCGGCGGCGGATTTGGTGCCGGCGGCGCATCATAGATTGCTGATTTCGAAACTTGAAGATGTGGCGGCGGGGCGTTGTGACCGGCTGATGGTGCAGATGCCGCCGGGGTCCGCGAAGTCTACGTTTGGATCGGTTTTGTTTCCGGCGTATTTTTTCAAATGCCATCCCGGGCAGCAGATTATTGCGACGGCGCATACGGCGTCTTTGGCTGCGTATTTAGGGCGCAGGACGCGGGCGGTGATTTTGGAGCATGGTGCGGCGCTGGGGTTGCGGCTGCGGACGCAGAGCCGGGCGGCGGGGGAGTTTTCCCTGGAAAGTGGGGGCGAATATTTTGCCGCCGGGGTGCGCGGGCCGATTACCGGGCGGCGGGCGGATTTGATTCTGATTGATGATCCGATCAAGTCCTGGGCGGAGGCGGAAAGCGAAGCCGCCAGGGATGCGTTGTATGATTGGTATCGCGCCGAGTTGACGGCGCGGTTGAAGCCGAAGGGGCGCGTTGTGTTGCTGATGACGCGTTGGCACCTGGACGACCTGGCTGGGCGGCTGATGGACGCGAGCGATGAGTGGACGTGTTTGAAGCTGCCGGCGCTGAGTGTTGGCCAGGATGCGCTGGGGCGGCCAGACGGCGCGGCGCTTTGGCCCGAATGGCAGGATGAGGCGGCGCTGTTGCGGCGGCAGAAAGAGGTTGGCGTGCGGGCGTTTGCGGCGATGTACCAGCAGAACCCGTTGCCGCCGGGTGGAGCGATGTTTAATACGGAGGCGATCCGGATCCTGGCGGAGGCCCCGCAGGTGGTCCGCACGATCCGCGCCTGGGATTTGGCGGCGACCGCGGCGGCACCTGGTAAGAATCCGGATTATACCGTGGGGCTGAAGCTGGGGTTGGTGGCGGGCGGCGCGCTGGTGGTGTTGGACGTGATGCGGCGGCGCGGGACAGCGGGCGAGGTTGCGGCGCTGATTGTCGGGACGGCCAGAACCGACGGGGTGGCAACGATGGTGGCGCTGCCGCAGGATCCAGGCCAGGCGGGGTTGGCGCAGATTGCGGACCTGAAGACCAAATTGGGCGACTTCAGGCTGCACGCCACGCCGGAGCAGGGCACGAAGGAGATGCGGGCCGTGCTGGCGTCCACCCAGATGGATAGCGGCAATATCTCGTTGGTGGCGGGGCCGTGGAATGACGCGTTTTTGAGTGAGCTGGCGGCGTTTCCGGGGGCGGCGAAGGATGACCAGGTTGATGCGCTCTCCCGCGCGGTGAACACGATGGCGACGACGCGCGGGCAGCCGGCGCGGAAGATCAATATCCCGATGATCGGGCGCTGAATATTACCTAAAGCGAGGCACGATGTTCGAGACGATTTGCGAGACGGTGCCGGAAGATGGCGCGTTGCCGGCGCGGGTGCGGCGGCTGGATATTTTAACGCGGGTGTTGAACGGGACAATTTATGATGGGCTTCCGTATCAATTCCATGAGGAGCGGAACGGGGCGGGGGAGTATGTGCCGCTGCGGATGCGCCGGCCGTCTGTCCGGTATGGGTTGTGCCGGATTGTGGTGGAAGATTCGGTGGCGTTGCTGTTCAGCGCGGCGCATTTTCCGACAGTGGACTGCGCGGATGCGGACCTTGCGAATATATTTGCCGATCTGGTGCGGGAGACGCGGCTGAATGAGGTGATGATTGACGCGGCGATCCGTGGGTCCGTTGGGTCTGTGGCGTTATTGATGCGGGTGCTGCGGGGGCGGGTGTTTTTTTCGGTGTTGGATAGTTTGTATTTGACCCCGGTGTGGGATGCGGCGGCACCCGATACGCTGGCCCAAGTGACGGAGACGTATAAGGTTTCCGGCCGCGATTTGGCGGCGCAAGGATATGATGGTGTTGAGTCCGGAACGATGTACTGGTTTCAGCGGGTTTGGGACACCCAAGGCGAGACTTGGTTTTTGCCCTGGGCGGTGAATGATCCGCTGGCGGGGCCGGTGCCGGATGTGGCGCGCAGCGTGGTGCATGGGCTGGGGTTTGTGCCGATTGTGTGGATCCGCAATTTGCCGGGCGGCGATGCGGTGGATGGGGCGTGTACGTTCCGGGCGGCGATTGAGACCAGCATAGAGATTGACTACCAGCTGAGCCAGGCGGGGCGGGGGCTGAAATACAGCTCCGATCCGACATTGTTGATCAAAGAGCCGGCGACGAGTGATTCGGAGATTGTGAAAGGGGCGGGCAATGCCTTGGTTGTTTCCGAGCGCGGGGATGCCAAGCTGCTGGAGATTGGCGGGACGGCGTGCGAGGCGGTGATTTCCTACGTGCGGACCCTGCGGGAGTTCGCGCTGGAGGCGGTGCATGGCAATCGGGCCAGTGCGGATAAATTGACGACCGCGCAATCCGGGCGGGCGTTGGAGTTGATGAATCAGGGGCTGATCTGGCTCGCGGATAATTTGCGGATTGCTTATGGCGATGGTGGGATTTTGCCGCTGCTGAAAATGGTGGTGCAGGCATCCAATTTGTTTCCGTTGATGGTGATGGGTGAGGCGATGCCGGCAGTGCCGGTGATGCCGCGGCTGACGTTGCGGTGGCCGCGATGGTATCCGCTTTCCGCCGATGACCGGTTGAAGGAGGCGCAGGCGATTGCGACGCTGACCGGTGCGGGCCAGCTCTCCCGCGAGGGGGGCGTGAAGGCGTTGGCGGCGGCGAATGGGATTGCCGATGTGCAGGCGGAATTGAACGCGATTGATCAGGACACACCATGAGCGAAGAGACAGCAGAGCAGAGCGAGCAGTGGCAGATCCGCGCGGAGACGGCGGAGGCGGCGTTGAACCGCGTGCAGGCGGAGGCGGATGCCAGGTTGATCCGGGCGGAGTTGAAGGCTGAGGCGGTGCGGGCGGGGATGGTGGATTTGGATGGGTTGAAGCTGCTGGATACCGCGGATTTGCGGTTGAACGAGCAGGGCGAGGTGGCGGATGCCGGGGCGATTCTGGCGAAGTTGAAGCGGGCGAAGCCTTGGTTGTTTGGCGCAGGCGCATCGTCCTCCGCCGCCGCGATGCCGCCGCGGCCGGAGCCGCCGCGGACGCGGCATGCGAGCGAGTTGAGCCATGAGGAGTGGGTGGCGGCCAGGGCGGCGTTGTTGCGGCGGCGGTAGGGCTTTTTGTGCTTTAGACTGTTAGTTATTTTAACGGTAAGAGGGGTTTTTGGTATGGGCATACAAAATTTTCCGGCGGCGCTGCAGCCGATTATTCAGCAGGGGTTTCTGGACCGCGAATTTGAGACGGCGCTGAAGTCGCGCCTGGGGTATCGGCTGATTGCCGACCGGGAGGAATTCGCGGTTGGGATTGGCGAGACGCTGACGAAGACGCGGGCGGGGTTGAAGCCCAGCGTGACGACGCCGCTGGCGGCGCAGAACAATACCAATTTGGATAACGGGTTGGTGCCGACGAGCTGGGGCGTGGAACAATATACGATCTCGCTCAATTTCTACGCGGCGACGCAGGATTTGAACATGGTGACGAGCCGTGTTGGGATTGCGACGCAGTTTTTGCAGAATGCCGCGACGAATGGCGAGCAGGCGGCGCGGAGCCTGGATGAATTGGCGCGCAATGCGCTGTTTGCGCCGTATTTTGGTGGCAATACACGGGTGACGGCGACGTTGACGAGTGCCGGGCCGAGCGTGCAGGTTGATGATGTTCGTGGGTTTCAGACGGTGTTTTCGAACGGGGTGCAGCAGCCGGTCTCGGCCACCTATCCCCTGGCGGCGACGGTTGGTGGCGAGCTGTATCAGGTTGTGGGTGTGACGCCGGATGCGATTACGGCGTCCTTGGCGCCTGGTGGGATTTCCGGACAGTTGCTGTTTGCGACGAATGTTACGGTGGCGGACGGGACGGCCGGGAATGCGGTGCAGGCGGCGACGGCGAGTTCCATTGTGCGGCCGGCGAACCGGGCAACCACCGCGGCATTGCAGGCGACGGACACGCTGAGCATGGGCAATTTGCTGGATGCGGTGGCGCTGTTGCGGCGCAATGCGGTGCCGTTGGTGGATGGGGTGTATAATTGTTACCTCGACCCCGTATCCGCGCGGCAGTTGTTTGCCGATCCGGATTTCAAACAGTTGTTCCAGGGCGCGACATCATCCAATCCGGTGTTCCGGCAGGGGATGGTGAGTGATTTTCTGGGGCTGCGGTTTATCACGACGACGGAAGCCTATGTGCAGGCGCATCCGACATTCCAGAATCTTTATGTGCGGCGGCCGATTGTTTGCGGGCAGGGCGCGCTGATCGAGGGCGATTTCGCGGGCATGGCGGCGGATGATGTGGCGCCGAAAGACAGCCTGGTGAATGTGATTGATAATGTGGCGATGGTGACGCGCGAGCCGATTGACCGGCTGCAGCAGATTATCGCGCAGAGCTGGTATTGGATTGGTGGATTCTGTGCGCCGTCCGACACCACGACGACGCCGCTGACGGTGCCGACCGCGACGAATGCGAATTACAAGCGCGCGGTGATGCTGGAACATATCGGTTAAGGAGACGCGGACATGGCAAGTGGGTCAACCCAACCGTTCCGCCCGGCGGGAACGGCGAGTGTTGCGGCGTCCACCAGCTCCGCCGCTGTAAAGTTAGCGGGCGGTGGGCAGGCGGTGCTGATTTATAATGCAAGTGGGGCGACGGCGTTTTTCAGGCTGGGGGCGGCGGCGGGGCTGACGGCGGTGAACACCGATACGCCGGTGCCGGCGGGGGCGCGGATGCTGGTGGATGGCGGGCCGTTTGTGACTTATGCGGCGGCGGTGCTTAGTTCCGGGACCGGTACGGTTTATTTTACGCTGGGTGATGGGGATACGTACTGATGTCTGCGTCTATCCCGGGTTCATTTACGGATGCGCAGAAGACGGATATTCGGCGGTTTTGCGGGTATCCGGCCTATGGCGCGGGGGCGGCGGGGTTTAATTCCTGGCGGTTTTTTCAGGCTTACGGAACGCTGGAATACCGGATGAACAATCTGGCGCCGGCGGAGATTGCGGTGACGTTGCAGTATCTGGCGACGCTGAACACGCTGGAGGCGGCGGTGCCGCCGACATCCGAGAATTTGGATACCGAGAGTGCCGCGGCGTGGACGCATAACGCCGATGAATTGCGTGACCGGACGGCGTTGTTTGATGGCTGGCGGCGGCGGTTGTGCGGATTTCTGGGCGTGCCGCCGGGACCGGCGCTGGAGCCGGCCGGCATAACCCTGGTGGTGTGAAGACATGGATGGTGTGAGGCTGGCGGACCGGTTGTCTTACGGCGCCGGGTGTGCGGCGCGGCGTGTGGGGTTTGTGCATGACGCGTATCGGCCGGATGGCCCGGACATGCCGGTGGACCCGATGCGGCGGTTCCTGCGGTTGCCTGTGGCGTTTGTGCTGCCGGGTGGCAGCGTGGGGGCGCCGAGCGGGTTTGGCGTGCCGTTCCGCCAGGCATGGGCGGATTGGAGCTATCTGCGCGTGGGGGATTATCTGGCGGGGCCGGAGGGCACGGTGTTTGTGGCGGCGATTGAGCCGCCGAAGCCGATGCTGGTGGTGATGACGAATGCGGTGGTGAGCGTGAGCCGGGCGGCGGCGCCGATGCTCGCGGGGTTGAATGCGTATGGTGCTGTGTTGCCGAGCACGCAGAGCGTTTTGCTGGCGGGATTTCCGGCAAGTGTGCTGGTGGGCGGTGTGGATGACCGGACACGGGCGGGATTGCCGGATGACACGAAGGTGCCGGGGTTTACGGCGTTGTTGCCGGCGGTGGCGTGTGTGCAGCCGCGCGTGGCGGATATTGTCACGAATGAGCGGGCAGAGCGGTTTGTTATTACCGCTGTCGAGCAGTTAAGCGGCGTGTGGCGGCTGAACATGGTGCAGGCGGTGAGCTGATGGCGGACCAGGCAGATGTGGAGACGGCGCTGGCGGCGCTGGTGGCGAATGCTTTGTACCCCGATGGGACGGGTGCTGCGAGTGCTGTGGGATTTACGTGCCGGGTGTATCGCGGGTTTCCGGCCGGGCCGACGCTGGATGCTGATTTGGCGGCGGGGGTTGTGCATGTGTCTGTCGCGGCGGCGGGCGGGGTTAAGAATGTGACGCGGTATCCGCGGGTGTGGCGGCCGGTGGCGCCGGTGCCGGCGAGCCTGGCGGTGACGGTGGGGGCGCAGACGGCGGTGTTTTCCGGCAGGTGCGCGGTGGGGCAGCTGGCGGGCGTGGCGGTGAACGGCGCGCTGTTTCCCTATGCCGTGCAGGCGAGCGATACGCCGGCGACGGTGGCGAGCAATCTGGCGGCGTTGTTGCGGGCGGCGGGATGGATTGTGGTTTACGCGGAAACTACGATTACCGTGCTGAATACAAAACAATTTATCGCGCGGGTGGTGAACGGCGCCGGTGCGTTGCAGGAGATGAAGCGGCAGGTTCAGGACTTTAACATCAGCCTGTGGTGCCCGAGCCCGGCGGCGCGGGATGCTGTGGCGCCGGTGATTGACCAAGGGCTGGCCGCGATGAATTTCATAGCACTGGCGGATGGCAGTGCGGCGCGGTTGATTTTTGCCGGTACGCAGACGCGCGATGATGCGGCGGATGCGGTGCTGTACCGGCGGGATATCACGTATAGCGCTGAATATCCGACGACGCTGGCGCAGGTGACGCCGGCGATGCTGTTTGGCACGGCGGGATTCACGGCCGATGCAGTGTTTGTTGAAAATCTGACAAGTTGAAGGAAAACCCATGACATTTCATCTGGTCGTACTGAGGCCGTTTGGCGGTTATCAGCGCGGAGACGTGATTACCGATGCCAGCCTGGTGACGAAAATCCTGGCTGGTGCCGAGAAAAGTTTTGTGGTGCGCGTGCGCGCGCAGGAGGGTTAAGACATGCCGGTATTCAGCCAAGGCGCGATCAACACGACCGCGCTGATTGTGCCCGATTTGTATGTGCAGATTGTGGCGCCGCAGAGCCTGTTATTGAACGGGGTGCCGACGGATGTGCTGGGCATTGTGGGGTCCGCAAGTTGGGGCCCGGTGAATGAGCCGGTGATTTGCGGGAGC